ATGAAACTAAACGCGCGACAGGTCGAGACGGCAAAGCCTGCCGAGAAAGACTACAAGCTGCCAGACGGTAACGGACTTATCCTGCTGGTGAAAACCAGCGGGGCGAAATACTGGCGCTATCGCTATACCTTCGCCGGTAAAGAAAAGATGCTGGCGCTCGGTGTGTACCCGGCTGTTTCGCTGGCGGCCGCACGCGAAAAGCGAGATGAGGCCCGGCGGAACGTTGCGGCGGGTATTGATCCTGTGAAGGTCAAAAGCCACGTTGCGGCTGCCGCGGCAAAGACGATCACGTTTAAAGAGATTGCCGCAGAATGGCATGAATTCAAGAAGCCGCGCTGGTCGTCTGGCTATGCCTCTGACATTCTCGAAGCGTTCCACAAAGATATTTTCCCAGCTGTGGGTAAGCTGCCAGTTGCTGAAATCGAACCGGTTCAGATGCTGGCGGCACTGCGCAAAATTGAGAATCGCGGCGCAACCGAGAAAGCAGCCAAAACGCGCCGGTGGTGCGGTGAAGTATTCAGCTATGCAGTTGCGACCGGGCGCGCGAAGTATAACCCCGTCAGCGAACTGAACAGTGCCATGACCGGCCATAAGGGGGAGTCCTTTCCCTTCCTGACGGCTGAAGAACTGCCCGATTTTCTGGCGGCGCTTGAAGGTTACAAGGGGAGTCCGCTCCCCCGGTTGGGTTTGCAGATCATGATGCTGGCAGGGCTGCGTACTTACGAACTGCGGCATTCAAAATGGGAATGGGTAGATTTCGATAACCGGCTGTGGGAGATACCTGCCGAATTTATGAAGATGGACCGCCCGCACCTGGTACCGCTTTCCGATCAGCTTGTTGTATTGCTGAAAGAGTTGCACGGTCTGACAGGTCGATACGTGAATATGTTCCCCGGCAGGAATGACCCGTCAAAGGTCATGAGCGAGAACACAATAAACCGGATGATCCACACGCTGGGATATAAGGGGAGGGTAGTAGGGCATGGCTTCCGGCATACATTCAGCACCATCCTGAACGATAAAGGATTCAACTCTGATTGGGTTGAACTCCAGATCGCTCACGTGGATAAGAACAATATACGCGGGGTTTATAACCATGCCCTGTATATGGAAGGGCGTCGGGAGATGATGCAGTGGTATGCGGATTATATTGACCAGCTGCGTTTGATTTAAAGAAACTGTTTTTTCCACTCTTCGACCTCGCCGCGTACCCAGCGGGAGGTTCGGCTCCCGAGCTTCTTAGGCTTCGGAAACTCGTTATTACTGATGCGCTCGTAAATGCTGGATTTTTTCAGGCCGACAGAGCGCTCAACCTCTTTAATGTTAATCAGGTCAGTGTCAGAGATAACCGGTGTCATGCTATACCTCTCTTTTTCATGGCATCGAGCAGGATGTCCTGCACTGTTCGTTTTGAGTTGCGCCGCTCCATCACCATTTCGTCCATAGTGTCGGCGGCAATAATGTGGTGAATGAACACCGGGCGGTTGTGTCCGGCCTGAATCTGCCGGGTGGGCCCGATGCGTTCGATAATTTGCTGGTACTGCTCCAGATCCCACCAGTGCGAGAAAAACACCAGTATGTTGCCTCCGTCCTGCATATTCAGGCCGTGGCCAGCGCTGGCGGGGTGCGCGAACAGGACCGGTATTTTTCCGGCGTTCCAGTCGCGAAGGGTCTGTGGATCCTGGTCGAGGTGGCGACCTCGGGGAAACGCTTTAAGCAGGCGCTCAAGATCGTGTTTCCAGTGGTAGGCCACCAGCACCGGCGCACCAGCTGCTTCGGTGAGAATACTGTCCAGCGCCTGCAGCTTAGCGTCGTGCAGTTCCGACCAGCTCCCGGCGTCGTCGGTGTACACCGCGCCGCTGGCAATTTGCAGACACTTCACCGTTTTTGCTGCGGCATTCGGCGCTTCGATGCCCTCGCCGTTCAGTTCGAGAAACATTTCCTTTTCCATTTCGCGATACTGCTGGCGGGCCTTCGGCAGCATGTCCACGCGGATCACGTTATGGATGGGCTCTTTGATATCGAACCAGTCGGCGGCGTCCAGGGAGATAGTGACGTCGGCCAGCGCCCGCTGTATCTCGTCCTGCGAGTGGGCGAACGGCTCCAGCTTCGTCCAGCTCTGCCCCGGAAACTGAATTGAGTTAAACCAGCGGGAGGTAAACGCGCCGTAGGTGCGCCCGAGACGTTGCCCCTGATCCACAAACCACGCCTGCCCCCACAAATCAACCAGACCGTTCGGCGCTGGCGTACCGGTGAGGTTCATCCAGCGCCGAACGTGCTTATGTGCCACCTTGCCCAGCGCAGCCGCACGCTTGCCACCCCCGCGCAGCCGGAAGGATTTCAGCCTGGTGCTTTCGTCCGGGATGACGGTACCGAACGGCCAGCGGCCGCCAAGCTCTTCCACCAGCCAGACCAGATTGTCGTAGTTGATGGTAAACACGCTGGCGTTGCCGTTTGCCAGTGCCGCAGCACGCGCTTTGGCATTACCGACAATCGGCTGCACCTCAATATTGCGCAGATGCCCCCATTTCACCGCTTCATCCGGCCAGGTGCTGGCCGCCACGCGCAGCGGCGCGAGAACCAGCGCGGGCTTAGTCTCCGCTCCCGCCATAAAGAGATCTTCCAGCGTTGTGAGCGTCGCCACGGTTTTACCCATGCCCATGCCCGCCCAGATGTTGCAGCGCAGGATGTCGATTTCGTGGTTGATGATGAGGTCTTGATAAGGGCGGGGGGTGAAAATTTTAGAAGGGGAGTTAACTGACACGTTTTTCCTCCCAGTGTAGCCTGTCGCCGCTATGTCCTGTATACCTCCCGGTCTGCCCTTTGGCTGTAAACTCCAGTGTGCCAGCGGTAAAGAGCATCACAATAGCGCCATCGTACGGACCGCCAATCAGGCGGAATTTACTGCGTCGTTGGACTTTTCGCACAATATCCCCTCCAGATTTTTGCTATCCAGCACCACCACGGTAAAGCCCAGCGCGCGGAGCCGTTCGTGCTCGCGCAGCTGGTCGGCGCGTGGTGGTTTGCCGGGGGCTTTACATTCAACGAAAACGAGACGGCCGCCGGGTAGCAGGACAATGCGATCCGGTACCGAGCGGCGACCGGGTGAAACGAACTTAAAGGCGACCCCGCCAGCCTTTTTCACTTCGGCGACGAGGTGCTTTTCGATAATGCTTTCACGTTCGTAGGTCATAACGTTATCTCCCGTCGAAACGACCGTAGCCTTTGACCATGCAATGACCGTTGATGTATACGGCGGTGGTGTTCAGCTCTTTGGCAATGCGAACCTCACAATCTTCGCGGTCGTGCTCACCGGCAAAACAAACCAGCAGCGCAAACAGCGAAATTCCGCCAGTCCAGAGAAGAACTCGGATAAGTGTTTTCACTCGCTAGGCTCCTCTTTTAGGGACTCGAGGCAAGCATCACAAATTTTCTCTATCTCACGGATGCTGCCTTTAAATAAACCGCTTGGCTCGCCAACATATGAAGCGTTGTAAGACATACGGGAACTCCAGCGGTACATCGCATTATTCAGACGTGAAATAGCTTCCAGTGAACGGAGCGTGTCCGCACGTTCTTGCTTTAGAGCCAGAGCAAGCATCTGCTCCAGAGGTGTTTTTGGCGCAGCGATGATTTCATCGAGTACATCATCGTTCAGACTTTTATTACGCATCGTCCACCGCCTTACGCTTTTCGCGCATGTTCTGCATCAGGCAAAAATCAGACCGGCGTTCGCTCCAGTCCTGATTCAGTTCGTTACGTGATTCGCGGTTGGCTTTGGACCAGACTTTCGCCGCCCGGTCATACTCGCCTGACTGCTCAAGGCGCAAAGCCTCCCGCGCAGTCCGGTAATAGAGTGGACTGTCCCGATATTTAAATGACATAGGGATTACCTCAGCGTGAGCTGGCAAACTCTCCTGCGTAAAGCTCCGCGCCTTTGGCGTAAGCCTCTGCTGCCTGCTCTTTTGTGGGGAAATACCCGAGGCTCTTAACTCGTCCTCGGATTACGATTTTTGCCTGCCACGGCTTTCGCGGGCAATTAGGGTGAAACACAACGCCTTTGAAACCGGATGTGTTGTGCCTTCGCTTTGCAATGTTGTATTGATTCTGGGCGTTATTGCAGACTCGAAGGTTTTCTACTCTACAATCACGTGGGTCGCGGTTTATGTGGTCCAGCATCGGTGGTATGGATCCGTGGTGATAGAGCCAGACAAGTTGATGCAAGTAGTGGGTTTTTCTGCCGATAGTCGTTGCCAGATACCGCTGATTCTTACCTGTACCGTGCCACGGGTAGGGCTTTCGACCACCAACACGACGCAATAACCCCGTTAGCGGTTCGTAGACGAACAGCGCTTTAACTTCATCCTGTGTCATAACTCACTCTTTTCTGTAATGGTATGCCTCGAAGCCGCCAGCGTTCAGCGGAATATCGGGTGCCCATTCGGGGTTAGTGGAGAGCAGCGCGGAAAGCGCTTTGTCGTTGAAATCGTCAGTGTCCGGCGCTTCGGTGATTACCTCATCGTGTACCGTCAGCACAATGCTGTAACCGGCGGCCTCGATCAGCGGCATGTTTCCGGCCAGAACGTCGCGGGCGGCCGCCTGGGTGACGTTTTCCACCAGCTTTCCGCCGTAGGTTTTGAGCCGCTGCCATTTGCGCGAGTAGGAGTTAACGCCCTGATAGGTGATATTCCCCTTCTCGATGGACGGGGACGGGTAGCAGAGTGCGCGCCCGGACGGCAGCTGGATGCGCAGCCATGCACCATCGCGGCGGACTTTCAGATAGCCGCAGTAAAGCGTTTTTTGCGGGGTGGCGATGGCGGCGCGGACGGTGCGCTCCAGCTCGTACCAGAAATTGCAGGTCGCGGGATGCGCCCTGCGCCACAGACGTTTAAGCGAGTCGCAGGCGATAAATACGCGCTCTGACAGGCCGTAGGTCGCCTTACGCTTAACGGATTCGTCGTACCAGTTTTTCGCCTCGCGGATGACATCGCGGGGGATGTTCGGCAGCGCGGCGTTCGCCAGCTCGTCTAGGTCGAGGCCGTAGACCAGGGCGAAGGTCAGGAACGCCGCAACGCCACCGCCAAAGCCGAGGCCCAGCTCCATCACCTTGCCGATCTGACGCTGGTATTTATCAACATCGTCCGGCGAGATATTGAAGGCGCGGGCGTAGGCCAGTTTATACAGGTCCGGCCCGGTTCCCTCGTCGTACTCCCGGAACGCGTCCAGTTTCCACTGCTCGCCGGCAAGCCAGGCAAGTTTTCGCCCTTCGATATTCGACAGGTCGCTAACCACCAGCTTTTTGCCTGCGGGGGCCATGATGCAGCCGCGCAGCGCCGAGCTGGTCAGCTCCATGATGTTATCGAACAGCAGATCGGCACATCCGGCTTTCAGCGCCTCGATGCCCTCGTCTATCTGGTCCTGCTCAAGCGAAGGGCGGGGCAGGTTCTGGGGCTGGAATAATCGCCCGGCCCAGCGCCCGGTTCGCGATGCGCCGCAGAACTGCAGCGTGCCGCGCAGACGACCGTCACTGCTGACGCCCTTCATCAGCGATTTGTACTTACTGGTGCTGGTGGTGCTGGCCTGCAGGCGGATAGCCAGCAGCTCTTTCACCGCAGACGGCAAATCGGGATCTGCCATACGGCGCTCCAGCGTGCTGCGCTGCATATCGGGCAGCTCTACGCCGTACGATTCAACAATGTGCTTAATCAATGCGTCGCGCTGAGTGGCCGCCTGCACTTCGCCGTCGGTCATCACCTGCGTGCGTTTCGCCAGGCGTTTTTGCTCGAGGTCTACCGCCTCGATCGCCGCCTGCGCGAGCTGCACATCCATGCAAACGCCGCGGTCGTTGATTTGCTGGTCACGATGCCAGAGCGCCAGCTCTGTACCCTTATAATTCCACTTCGGCAAGCGCTTATGCACTTCGCGCATAGCCTCGATATCAAGGCCAGCGTAAGCAACAAAGCGCCGCCATTCTTCCGGGTGGGTTTTGCTGGTGGCGCGGCGCAGTTTGCTGTTCTTCGGACGTGGCTTACAGAACAGCTGGATCAGCGCCTTACCTTCTTTGTCCTTTGCCTTGTCCTGCGGGACGCCCAGCACCTCGCAAAGCGCACCCAACGCGCCAGGGAGTCCGTGTGCCAGCGCTTGCACCATTGTGTCGCGCCATTGTGTGACGTTGGGGGCCAGCTCCGGATGGTCGTGCCGAATAACCGTTCGGTCGAAATGTGAATTGTGCGCCCATACCTCAATCGCAGGATCTGCCAGAGCCTGATACAGCATCGGTGGCATTACGGTGCCTGCCGTTAAATCCCATACACTGACAGGACCGTCGTCAATGGCCCAGGCCATCAGCATTACCTCAACCTTTTCAGCATAAGCATGGGTGCCGTTGTTAATAGGCACCTCGCTGAATGTTTCGAGGTCAATCCATAATTTTTCCATACTCAATCCTCGCGGGTGCTTTGCGAAAAGGGATGCTCTTTGCAAAACACCCGGCGCGTGGCCGGGTGGAGAGGGTTAAATCAGTGCGTCGGCGTCTGCACCTTCACTGATATCGTCGAAGTCGTCCGGTGCGGCAACACCGCCGCCAGCGAACGCGTCACCATCTTTGAAGAACTGGACACCACCGAGAGAGGCACTGATACCTTTACCGTTATTCTCATATGCGAAAATGGTAATGGTGGCGTTAACGAAGCAACCTGAGTAAGGGCGACCGTCCTGAGCAGTGAGCGGGGAAAGGTCGCGGTCGATAACCAATGGTCGCGCTTTGTTGCTGGCGCTGATTACCATGTTGCCCGCGTACCCTTCGTAATCCGCTTTCTCATCGCCGCTGCGGTAGTTAAAACGCATCGGGTTACCGCGAATCTGTGAAAGGATGGTATCCGCTTTGGCTCCCCATTTGTCCGTAGCGACTTTCTTGATAGCCTGCTCAATGGCTTTATTGCCCGGGTGGTCAGGTGGCAAAAGGAAGGATGCACGGAATTTGAAATCCCCCTGGCCGTTAACCTGGCTTGCTTCGAATAATTCAGGGAAAGAAAGGCGAACGTTTTGCAGTTTAATTTTCATGGGTATTTCCTTAATCAGATGAGGTCAGCGGCGAGCGCGTCGTCGGACACGTCGTCGAAATCGTTAACAGGGTTGATATTGAGCGCCGGGCGCGGGTCGGATTCGGGGGCAACGGTGGGCTTACCGTCAGCGCGGGTGATCAGCACTTCGACTTTCGTCCAGCGGCGAGGGCTGGCCTTTTTGATGAGCTTCTCAGCTTTGGTTGGGCTAATCAGCTTAAGGTCGAAAACCTCCTCAGTTTTATATCGGAACTGGTCTTTCAGCAGCGCGCGGGCGGCTTCTTCATCGCTCCAGGCTCGATTACCCTGTTTGCCGGTAACCAGCTTAAAGCCCGGTACCGGATGCCCGGCGTTCAGCTCACTGTTCACCCGGTCGCACACCGCTTTGCAAAAAGACTCAATCAGGCCAACCTGGCTGTAAATATCCGCCAGCTGTTCGGCAGTCAGCAGCGGCACGCGTTTAACGGCCTCTGCGAGTTGCTCGCCCACTGGCTGTGTCAAGTCGACAAAATCGTCTTTCACATCGTTAAGTCTGGCCTGCGCCTCAGCGGTACACAGACCGCCTTTTGCCTTACAGAACCGACATTGTTTCTCTCCGGGTTTGAAGTTTTCCAGCGGTAGGGTTTCGACGCCTTCGCAATCGGCAATGTTGAACATAACGATCACACTGGCGGCCGCTTCCTGCGCCCGTTCGCCGAACGCCTGTAGCTCTTCCACCGTCAGGGCCCACTCAGAAACGTGGTTGAGCCGCGGCTGGTGGATGAACAGGCGCACCGTCTCGAAGTCGTACAGCATGCTGAATTGTTCGAGCGCGCCCAGGGCATACAGCTGCAGCTGCTCGTTCTGCTCGGCATCGACGCGCACACCCTTACCGTATTTCAGGTCGTGGATCTGCAGCTCGTTGCCCGCGATGATTACGCCGTCGGCGGTACCAAAGGACTCTTCTACGCCCACGATATGGGAGAAGTCGACACGCTGCTCGACCAGCAGCTCATTGCCCTGCGACAGTGCCCAGACGGTGTCGACGTAACGGCCAACGGCTTCGACCATTTCCTCATCTACCTGCGGGCCGCAAGTATCATCCGGGTGCTCAGCAAGAGGATAGGAGCCGAGGAACATCGCGACGTTGCAACCTGCATAGTGCTCCGGGTGACTCTGGCGGTTGCGCAGCACCTTTTCGGCAAGTGCATGCGCTGCAGTACCTTCTAAAGCGAAGGACGTTTCTTTGTCTGGCTGAGTGGCCTCCAGCGCCAGACTACCGGGGCAGCGCATCCATCGATGCGCTGAAGACGGGGAAAGTCGTGCATGAACATCTGGCATGATTAACCCTCCAGCGCTTTTTCAGCCTGGGCGATCACCTCTGCGAGGTTCTCGTCAGCAACTTCGCCGAGCTTTTTGGCACCTTGTTTTTCCAGAATCGCCACCGCTTCGGCACGGTAACCACCTTTCGCCAGCTGGAGGATCATTCCTTCTGCCTGTTTACGCAGCGCCGCAAAATCGGTCTGCGCGCCAGCATTATCCCCGGCATCATCACCCGCTTCGGTACCACCTTTTGCCGCGTTTTTACGCGCGAAATCTTCCTGCAGCTGGAGGTACTCAACTTTAGTGATCTCGATATGGCCCTTTTTAAGCAGTTCGTTCAGCTTGCGTAGGGTATGAAGCTCGCTGGCGGCGGAGCCATCAACGTTCTTGCAGTAGAACGGCCCCGTACGTTCTTCATCCTTACCGTTGGTTTTTGGCTTCACTTCATGACGACCGTCTGCTGGGGCATCAAGGAGGCGCTCGGCAAATTCACGGCGTGCCGCGATGGTTGGTAAATCGTCCCAGAAACGCAGGATGTTACGCGACAGGTCAAGTAATGCTGGCTTGTTAAGATGGCCAGCGCGTTTAACTCCCTGCAGGGCGCTGTCCAGCGCATCGATCTGCACAACGCGCTTATCGCCTTCGGCGTCGCGGTAATCGATAGCGCGCTGGACCATCGTTTCGCTGAGTTCCTGCGCCTCCGGGTAGAATGCAGCCAGGGCGATAATGTCGCTGAACTCCAGATCGTCCAGCGTAACCTTACGGATAACGGTATTTTCCGCTTTGGTTTCCGGTACCGTTTCGCGGTATTCCTGCACCTGCGCAACGGTGTCCGGGCGAAGAGCGACGCCAGAGGCCAGGGCAGTGATAAGGCGTTCAAGCAGGGCGTTATGCTGCGTCAGCAGTTGGTTGTTAAGTTCGAGACTGGTTTCTAAGCTCATACTGCGGTCCTCGCTACAAGGAGAATGAAGGTAATAGCCAGGCCGAACGCAGTAGCGAGGGCCAGACCGGTGAAGATGTCGAAATGTTTGCGGCGATAATGGAGCACGTCGCGCCCCGTCAGCCGGTGGAGGTGTTCAGGTTTCATCGGTAGTGCTCCAAAAAAGAGCCCCTCTTGCGAGGGGCAAAGACTACACACAGCAATGCAATGGACTTAATGAAGCGCCTGACAGACGCTTGATAAGTTCACTCCGCCCCATCATCGGGGCGTTTCAACTTGCGTGACTTATCAGCTCGTCGCGGTGTGGTCCTCTACGCTTACCGTACGCATACGGACTCGGCGCTTACCTCGATCCCATCGGGTGCCATTTCGTTTTGCCAGGAGCACAGCGGCTTACCTGTCACGCGGTTCAGTTTGTTAAAGAGCGATTACTTCTTGGGATTAAATCTACAATTTGAGTTGTATTGTGTAAACCACAAATGTGGTATTTATTGGCGTGAAAATACCACGTTATTGATATTTAAATGAATTTAGTTTGTAAGATTTTACAAGGTAGGCGTGAGGAGGGCAGCGTAGCCCTCCAGCGGAGGCGGGATTTTAGCGTTTACGGCGGTAAATACGGTGCTCGATCATGACACCAATGATCTGTAACTTCATGTCAGCACTGCGCAAAACAGGATAGTCTGGGTTAAGCGGAACCAATTCGAAGTCATCAACACCTATTCCTAACGGGCGATATTTTTTGAATGTGGCCTCATGGCCGCCGTTCTTGGCAACCACGAATTCTCCTGGGGTAGGGCACAGATCCGGGTCGATGATAACGATATCGCCTTCTTTAAACTCCGGTTGCATGCTGTCGCCATCGATGCGAAGAGCGAAGCACGTTTCTGGTACGTCTGCATCAGCCAGAACATATTCAAGCTCTCCTGTCAGGTCAGTAACGTCTCTTGCTTCAGTGAGACAACCCGCTTGTACGTAACTCAAAACAGGGATTCTTCTGGTGCTGATTTCAGCGAGCGGCATTATGTTTTTACCGTTCAATAGCCAGTCCGGGCTGCATTTCAGCGCCTTAGCCAGATCGAGAAGGTTACGCGGCTTTCGGGTGCGTCCGCTTTCTATAGACTCAATTGATTGCTGGCTAACTCCCGCAGAGTTTGCGACTTCTGTTTGTGTCATTCCGAGTTCGATACGGCGGGCTTTGAAGCGTGCTGCGAGAGACATTTTTAATACCTTGTAAGAGTTGAAATTATGACCTCCTATTATTAAATACAATTTTTGTTGTATTTGACAAACATCATTAGTTGTTGCTAAATACCACTAAAATTGTATGAGGTGATAACTATGACTCTGGCTACCCGATTAAAAGAGCGACGTAAAGAGCTCAAAATGACGCAGGTCACGCTGGCTGAGCTAACAGGGGTTAGTCAGCAGGCCATCAACAGGATCGAAAGCGGTGTTATCTCCCGCCCTCGCTATCTTCTTGAATTATCCGTTGCGCTTGATTGCGACCCCAACTGGCTGCTGCACGGCTCACAAAACGAGAAAAAGGCGTAACCCATGCCAGAGAAAAAGATCTGGGGGGCGACGCCTGACGAATGGTTCCACTTCGATCTGGTGCTTGGGCGTACTGACCAGCTGCTGCCAGTCGTGTGTAACCCGGGCGCGACCATATCCCCGAATAGCAAACTAAAAATGCTTGGCAAAACGCCGAGTCTCTATAACCGCGACCGCCTGGCTACCGGGATCAAGGACTGGACCGAGCATGTCGTTACCGAGCACGATTTCGCCCGCTGGTCGAACGAACCGGATTACGGCATCTGTGTGCGCACTGGTCATGGCTGGCTGGCGCTGGACTGTGACAGCGAAGACGAAGACATACAGGCCGATATTCGCAAAACGCTGGTGCAGCTGCTTGGTGAGCTGCCGCCGCGTCGCTGGCGCGCCAACAGCAACAAATGCCTGTACCTGCTGGCCGTTGACGGCGATTTTCGTAAGCGCATCCACCGACTGGCGGGCGATATGGGGATTATCGAGCTGCTGGCCAACGGCCAACAGTTCGTTGCCTGCGGTACGCACAGCAGTGGCGCGCGTATTGAGTGGGACGGCGGTCTGCCGGACGAGCCACCAGCCATAACAGCTGACCAGCTCGAAACGCTGTGGCAGCGCCTGGCGGAGCAGCTGCCTGTGTCGGTTACCACCGAAGCGGGCAGCACGAAGATGCGCGACCGCTCAACGTTCACGCCCGGCGCGACGGATGATACCGCCGAATACCTCGACGCCAATGGCTGGACGCTGCTGGACGGCGCGAACGGCGAGCGCTATATCCGCTGCCCGTTTGAGGACGGCCACAGCACCGGCGGCGACCCGACCAGTACGGTTTACTTCCCGGGCGGTACCGCGGGTTTTGAGCAGGGCCATTTCAAGTGCCTGCACGCCAGCTGTGCGCACCGCGACGACGGTGATTTCCTTAATGCCATCGGGATCCGCAACGACGATTTCGAAGACCTGACCAGCACCGAAGTGGCTGAGCCTTTACCGCTGCCGGCGTTCGAGCGCGATAAGTGGGGCCGCATCGAGGCCACCATCAGCAACGCAGCCAAAGCCGTTGTGCGCCCTGACTTCGTGGACATCGATATTCGCTTTGACCAGTTCCGCGACGAAATCATGTTCGCTCAGGCAGGCTCCGGCCAGTGGCAGGCATTCACCGATGCGGACTATGCGCGTCTGCGCATCACGATGGAAAGGCGCGGCTTTAAACCCGTGGGGCGCGAACTCATTCGCGACGTGGTGCTGCTGGCCGCTGACGAACAGCCTTTCGACTCGGCGACCACCTGGCTGAACGGGCTGGAGTGGGACGGCGTGCCGCGTATCGAAACTTTCTACCATACGCACTTCGGTACTGCCGACACGCCATACACCCGCGCAGTGTCCATGTACATGTGGACGGCGCTGGCGGGCAGGGTGCTGGAGCCCGGCGTTAAAGCCGATATGGTGCCGATCCTCGTCGGTCCGCAGGGGTGCGGTAAGTCCTCCGGCGTGGAGGCGCTTAGCCCCGACCCGGCGTTCTTCACCGAGATCTCATTCGCTGAGAAAGACGACGACCTCGCACGCAAGATGCGCGGGCGTCTGGTGGCGGAGATTGGCGAGCTGCGCGGCCTCAATACCAAAGAGCTGGAATCCATCAAGGCATTCGTGACGCGTACGCATGAGAACTGGATCCCAAAATATCGTGAATTCGCTACCCAGTTCCCGCGCCGCCTGGTGTTCGTCGGTACCACCAACGAGGACGAATTCCTCGCTGACAAGACCGGTAACCGCCGGTGGTTGCCCGTTGAGGTATCTAAAGTCGACGTGAAAGCGATAAAAAGCGACCTCCTTTTGCTGTGGGCTGAGGCCCGCGAGACGTTTAAGCGCCTTGGCGGCATCCAGTTCCGCGATGCTGAGCGCCTCGGGGCTAGTGTCCACGAGCAGTACACCATTAAGGACGCGTGGCTCGAGACGGTCGAGAAATGGCTCGACACGCCTGACCTGATGACTAACGACATTCCGCGAAATTGCGAATTTTTACGCGCTAGCGACGTTCTGCGCGATGCGATTGGCTTAAATCCAAGCCACATCGGAAAACGCGAAGAAATGCGAATTAGCAATGTTTTGCAAAATTGCGGTTATAAGCGCGTTCAACGTCGTGTTGATGGGAAAATGACTCGAATTTTTGAGGCGGTGTCCCAACCTGTACCAGCCTCAAAATAGAGGTTGGTACACTTTAACTAATTGAATTTAAAAGCCAGTACCAACTGTACCAACTGTACCAACATAATTACTAAGAACCCCATATATATATATAAGTCGTTTGGGGAAAAGGTTTGAAAAGAGCTGGTACAGGTGGGTACAGGCTGGTACAGGCCGAACACGTAAATTATTGCAGGTAGCGATATGCAAATACGATTTGATTCCACCACGGCGATTAACGAGCGCCAGAAGCTCAATAAAATCGCTCTCTATGCTCGCGCGTGCGCGCGTTTTGCGAGGTGACCTATGCCAGTTGTCGCAACGTTCAAAACAGACTGGTTCCGGGTGATTAACGACATCACGCGCAGTGGCATTCCCCTGCAGGAGATAGCCAGAGAGCTCGACGTGTCGAAGTCTGCTATCATCGGCTGGAAGCAGGGCGCAGCGCCGAACCATCACACAGGCGAAGCGCTGATAGATTTCTGGTGCTACGTCACACAGCGCCCACGTTCCGAACTGCCTGCGCAGGTCACATCACGGAGATTCGTTTACGCCTGGCGCACGAAACGCCTGGCACCATGAAAACTTGCAAAAACAGGGCGTTCATCGGTTAAAAACGCTATGCAAAAACCGCCCTGTTTTATGCACGATTTATGCAGTCCATTTCCGCCACTTCCAGCCAGTAAACCGCGACAAATAACCGCTTCACGCATTTAACGTAATGAGTCCACTTTTGACGGTGCGCGTAACGGTCATTATGTTAAATCAGACCGTTTTTTAACAAATCTTCCATTTGGTCGGGATCCCGACCGCGACCCCGTTTCACACTTACGGCTCAATCATCACAGGAGCCACCACAATGGGCCGACCAAAGAAACCTATCGAAGTACCGGGGCAGGAGCCTGAAACGGGCACGGAGCAAACGACAGGCACCACCGGTGAAGCCGTAGCACCGGACCCGCAGCGCGCAGAGCAGGAAGTTATCCAGCAGCGTGTTGCCAGTCTGCTGGATGATGCCGCACTCGCAGAGCGCAATACTCTGCTGGGTACCATCAACGAGCAGGGCGCGGCCATCATCGCGCGCTTTGAAACGCTGGGTTACACCGACCTGGCTGACCAGCAGCTGACCGACAATATCGAATTCCTCCAGCTCGTCAAAAAAGCCACCACGGCGGCACCCGCCGCGCCGCTGGGCTACGTGACGAACGACGAGGGCAAGCCGCAGCCTGTAACGGGTAAGCCCGTTCTGACTGAGCACGGCTGGCACGTTCCGGGCTAAGAGGGGAATTGTTATGTGTGGAGGTGGAGCACCAAAGGTCGTACAGACCGACCCGCAGGCCGAAGCGGATGCAGCTGCCGACGCAGCGGCAAAAGCAGCGAACGCAGACGCAGCGTCGCGCAAGAAGCGCAAGAAAGGCTCGTCCCTTCTCGCCAGTGGTGCAGAGGGCGCAGCTGATTCTGGCAGCTCTCTGCTGTCCTCTGGTGCGCAGGCAGCGCAGCAGAAAAATACTCTGGGGGCGTAACTGATGGATGAACTCGCCGTTAAGCTGATTAAGCGTTCCGACACGCTGAAAGCCAACCGCCAGCAGCATGAAAGCGTCTGGCGCGAGTGCTATGACTACACCTATCCGCTGCGCGGCGCGGGATTCTCTGATGAAGTGCTCGACGCACAGAGCGCAAAACACAAGGTGGCGAAGCTACTGGACGGTACCGCCACCGACAGCGCACGCATGCTGGCCTCTGCGCTCATGTCCGGTATGACCCCGGCAAATGCGCAATGGCTGAATCTCGACAGCGAATCGCTGCCGGACGATGCCAAAGCCTGGCTGTCTGAGTGCGCAACGCTGGTCTGGGAAAATATCCACGCCGCCAATTTCGACGCCGAGGGCTACGAGGCAAACCTCGACGTGGTGTGCGCTGGCTGGTTCGTCCTGTACATCGACGAGGACCGGGAAGAGGGCGGCTACACCTTCCAGCAGTGGCCTCTGGCGCAGTGCTATGTCACGTCCACCCGCAAGGATGGCATCGTGGACACGATCTATCGCCGCTACCAGCTGACCGCAGAGCAGGCCATCAAAGAATTCGGCGCGGACAAGGTCAGCGAGAAGATTCGCGACGCGGCGAAGAAAAAGCCCGACGATAAATTTGATTTCCTGCACTGCATTTTCCCGCGCGAAACCTACATGGTTGATGCCCGCCTGGCGAAGAACATGCGCTTTGCGTCGTACAACGTCGACGTGAGCAATAAGCAGATTGTGCGCGAATCCGGCTACCACGAATTCCCGTGCTGCGTTCCGCGCTGGATGAAAATACCCGGCGGCTCCTACGGCATCGGCCCGGTGTATGACGCGCTGCCGGACTGCAAAGAGCTGAACGAAACCAAGCGCATGGAGAAAGCCGCGCAGGATCTGGCTATCTCCGGCATGTGGATTGCTGAAGACGACGGCGTACTCAACCCGCGTACGGTCAAAGTTGGCCCGCGCCGTATCATCGCGGCGAACAGCACCGACAGCATGAAACCCCTGCTGACAGGCGCAGATTTCCAGGTAGCGTTTACCGCAGAAGACCGCCTGCAGGCGTCAATCCGCAAAATCATGATGGCCGACCAGCTGCAGCCGCAGGACGGGCCAGCCATGACCGCCACCGAAGTGCATGTGCGCGTCGCACTGATTCGCCAGCTGCTCGGCCCGGTGTATGGCAGATTCCAGGCGGAATATCTCCAGCTGCTGGTGGTGCGCTGCTTTGGTATCGCTTTCCGCGCTGGAATCTTCTCCCCGCCGCCGGAGAGCCTCCAGAATGCCAATTTCAACGTGCGATACATCTCACCTCTGGCACGCGCCCAGAAGCTGGAAGACGTGACGGCAATCGAACGCCTCGGCGCTAACGTGGCGAACCTCGCGAACATCAGCCAGGACGTTGTTGATCTCATCGATACCGACGAGGCCACGCGCGTTGTGGCCGATGCGCTTGGCGTCCCTGCGAAGGTTATTCGTTCATCCGATGCTGTGGCGGATCTCCGCGACCAGCGCCAGAAAGCACAGCAGCAGGCCGCACAGCAGCAGCTCATGATGCAGGCGGGCACAGAGGCTGCGGGGGCGGCAGGGCAGACAGCAGGCGCAGCAATAGGGCAACGACTGGCAGGTAACCAATGAGAATAAAACAGGCTACGCCTCAGGACTTTAAGCGCATCTTCGAAGAGATGCCTGGCGGTTCTCAGGTGCTGGAAGAATTAACGCGCCGCTTCGGGCGTGCGGCGTATGTCCCCGGCGGTACCGATGGCGACCGCGAAACGTGTTACAGGGCAGGGCAGCGATCCGTACTGGATTACATCCTGCGCGAAATCAACAAGGCCGATGGAGTAGAAGACGATGTGGAAGCTTAAACACTTATTCATGAACGCAGAGCAGGGCGCAGAACAGCCGGGCGGCGGTAACGGAGGTGGTGAAGATGGCGGCAATAATCCAGGTACTGGCGAACCTTCTGGTAATTCTCTGCTTAGCACCGGTGCGGGCGAACCGGGTGCTAATGACTGGCTACCTGAGAAATTCCGCGTTATGGGCGAAGACGGAAAGCTCAGTATTGAAAGCTCTGCCCGCAAACTGGCGGAAAACTACACTCATCTTGAAAAACGCATGGGTAGCGGCGACGCGCCGCCGAAAACGGCAGATGAGTATGCACCTAAGGTAGAGGTCGAAGGATTCAACTGGGAAGAATTCAAAGCCGATCCGCGCATGCAGGGCTTTATGAAAACTGCGCACGCCAAAGGCATTACCAATGACCAGATGAGTTTCATCCTGGGTGAATACGCGCAGCGCGCTCCTGAGCTGGTGGGCGGTGCCGCTGCGCTGGATTCTGAAGCGGCCAGCACGCAACTGCGCGAGGTGTGGAAAACTGACGCGGAGTTTAACAAAAACATCGGCCTGGCTTTCCGCGCGTTCAACTCACTGGCTGACGACGCCGACAAAGGACGTATTGACGAGATCGGCAATAACCCGATGGTTATCCGCATGCTGGCTAAAGTCGGTGCTGAAATGCAGGAAGATGCGCCGGCGGACGGCGATGTGAACCTCGAAGAGCAGCAGACCATTCGCGACCTGATGAAATCCCCGGCGTACATGGACCCCAAAAACCCAGACCACGAACGTGTATCGGCGAAGGTCAAAGCGTACTACCAGAAGCGATACGGCGATCAAACCGTAGCGTGACATGTCACAGTGCCGCATCAAAAGCCAGCCTAACCCGCTGGCTTTTTCATTTGGTCGGGATTCCGACCGCACACCTCGCTAACAATCTCCCCACAACCAGCCCGGCGGGGACGCCGGATAACTGAATTTTCCCGCAGTGCGTAAGCGCCACGCGCATTGTGTTAATCGGGCCGGGCAACCGACAACCCAGCAGGCGATATTTTCTGGAGTGATTGTTATGTCATTTGATGCCAATAAGAACATGATCACAGCTGCGTTTATCACGCAGTTTCATGATTCTTTCGAAATCGCCGCGCAGCAGAAGGATTCCCGCCTGCAGGCAGCGGTAAACGACCGTGGGATGATCACCGGCGAAGCATTCACCATCAACGATATGGGTACCATCGAAATGACGCAGATCACAACGCGTTTCGGTGACACCGTATGGGACCTGCCAGACGCTGGCACCCGTAATGCGTTGATGGCGGACTACGCTGTATTCGTGCCAGTTGAAAAACGTGACCTGCGTAAACTGCTGGCCGACCCGCAGGGGCCATATCTGCAGCTCACCCTGGCTGCCGCCAACCGCAAAAAAGACGATGTTGTATATCGTGCGCTGCTCGATACCGTGCTGCGTAAAACGTCCAGTGGCGGAGCATATGCGCCAGTGGCGTTGCCTGCGTCGCAAAAAATCGTTGCTGGCGGTACGGGCATGACCAAAGCCAAGTTGATCGCCGCGAAAGCGATGTTCCGCCGTAACGAGTGTGACGAGCAGAACGGTGAAGAGCTGTATATCACCTACAACGCCGACATGCTGACGCAGATCCTCAGCGATACCACGCTTACCTCCGCCGACTTCATGGCGGTTAAAATGCTGCAGGAAGGCGCAGTGTCTGGGAACTGGCTCGGCTTTAAGTGGCTGGCATACGAAAAACTGGATTCTGCGACTGCAGGCGATCCGGCCGTGACCACCAAAACCGCCGTCGCATGGTGTAAATCCGCTGTGCATTTCGGTACCGGCGCCGAGTACAGCGTCGATATCGGCCCACGTCGCGATAAAAACAACACCATTCAGATCTCTGTTGATGCGTCTTATGGTGCTGGCCGTGCCAACGAGAAAAAAGTCGTCGCCATCGATTTTGTTGTTTAAGCCGCTGGTGTTTTTGCCGGGGTATACCCCCGGCCTTTTTTCATCTGAGGTTCTGCCATGACTTCGAGTGTCTCTATCTGCTCAAACGCACTTCTGGCTCTGGGTGCTCACCCAATAAATGATTTCGCCGAAGACACGGATCATGCCCGTCTTTGCGCCAACCTTTACCCCTCAGTCCGTAATAAATTACTCCGTGCTCACCCGTGGAACTGCGCAATAAAACGCGTTGTGCTCTCGCCTGTCAGCGCAGCGCCTGTCTTTGGGTATGGTTATCAGTTTTCGCTACCGGGCGACCTGATTCGCGTTCTGTCGGTCGGTGGGCCTCAGGACAATATCGATTACCGGATTGAGGGTAGTCGGCTGTTGTCCAACGTTGATGTCATTCGTCTGCGCTATATCTTCCGTAACGAGGACGAGTCAACGTGGGATTCCGCGCTGGTGGATGTTGCTGAAATGATGATGCAGTCCAAGCTGGCGTACGCAGTGACCGGGTCCACCAGCCTGCGCGATAGCCTGGCGCAGGAGGCTACTTTCCTGCTTAAGCAGGCAAAGGCCATCGATGGGCAAGAAGACCCGCCGGAAGAGCTGGGCGGCTATCCAACATATGAGTCGAGGTTCTGACATGCGCGCGAACCTCATAAAAACCAATTTTACTGCGGGTGAGGTTTCTCCCCGCCTGATGGGGCGCGTTGATATTGCCCGCTACGCCAACGGCGCAAAGATTATCGAAAACGCGGTGGTGGTCGTACAGGGCGGTGTTGTCCGCAGGCCAGGTACGCGCTTTGCGGCAGCTACCAAACATGGTGATAAAAAATCACGTCTTATTCCCTACGTATTCAATCGTTCTCAGGCTTACATGCTTGAGTTCGGCGACGGCTACATGCGTATCTACCAGAACGGTAAGCAGCTGGTTAACAGCGACAATACGCCTTATGAAATCGCCAGCCCATACACCGCCGATATGTTGGCTGCCGTGAATTACGTCCAGGGTGCTGACACGATGTTCCTTGTGCATCAGTCCGTCAAACCTCACCGTCTCCAGCGCCGTGGTCAAACCGACTGGGTTCTTGAGCCAGCACCGTTCATTGTTGAGCCGTTCGACGAGGTTCGCGACACTCCGCAGAAATGGTGTAAGCCGTCCGTAAAAGAATTCGTGGGCTCTGAAATTACGCTCACGCTGAGCGACGCCGATCCGGGAACCTCCTCAACGCCTCCGTTTACGGGAGCTGGCTGGGTTGCTCAGGACGTTGGCTCTTACGTTCGTCTTAACGGCGGTCTGGTGCTGATTAAAAGCATCACCAGCGCTCAGATTGCCGTCGGGACTATCCGCAGCGACTTAACCGCCACGCAGGCAGCATCACCGGGGTCATGGACGCGTGAGGACACTGTCTGGACTGATGAATTTGGCTACCCCGGTGCGGTGACACTATACCAGCAGCGTCTGGTCCTAGCTGGTTCGCTAAAATATCCGCAAACAATCTGGTGGAGTGAGACAGGTGTTTATCTCTCCTTCGAGATTGGCACCGAGGACGATGACGCTATCAGCTTCACGCTGTCTTCTGACCAGCTCAACCCTATTGTGCATCTGGCGCAGATGAATACCTTGATTGCGCTGACATACGGCGGAGAGTTTACGATCACCTCCGGTAACGATGCAGCCATTACGCCGACCAATATTTCGGTGAAAAATCCGAGCCCGTACGGCTGCAACGGGATCCGCCCGGTGCGCGTTGGTACCGAAATCATGTTCGTGCAGCGCGCTGGCCGCAAGCTTTATGCAGTGGCATATGACCCGGACAGCTTTGTTTCCTATTCCGCCAATGACATGACGGTACTGGCAGAGCACATCACTGCTGGTGGCGTGCTGGACATGGCCTATCAGCAACAGCCTGATGCGTTTATCTGGATGGTTCGAGCTGATGGCGTTGCGGTCACGATGGCTATAGACCGTGGTCAGGATGTTATTGCATGGTCACGTCAGGTCACCGACGGTGTGTTTGAGTCTGTCGCAGCTATTCCGTCTGATGCTGACGATGTGGTTTACACGATCGTTCGGCGTGAGATAAACGGCCAGACAGTTCGTTACGTAGAGGTGTTTGACAGCAAGCTTTATACAGATGCCGCAGTGACCGGAACAAGTAGCGCAGGTTCTGCGACATGGTCCAATCTTTCCCACCTCGAGGGACAGACAGTTGATGTGGTGGCCGACGGCGCAGTTATGCCGCAGTACACCGTTTCCTCTGGTCAAATCACCTTGTCACGTCCGGCGAAAAGTGTGGAAATCGGCCTGCACTTTGAAAGTACGATCGAAACGCTTACGCCTGAAGTTCAGACTACTGAGGGCACGACACAGAACGCGAGAAAACGCACCAGTGAAGTGACTATGCGTTTTCTCGAAACCACTGGCGCAGAGTGCAACGGCCAGGTCATTCCGTTCCGCCGGTTCGGTCCAAAAATCCTTAACCAGCCTGCGCCACTTTTCACCGGCGATCACTACTGGGGAAAACTCGGCTGGGAACGCGGGGAAGACACTCTGCTGATCCAGCAGCGCCAGCCGCTGCCATTCCATCTTCTTGCAATTATTTTCACATTCACCAGTAACGGGGGTTGACATGGTACGTAACGCAACGGCCGGGGATATCCCGGCACTGATCGAACTGGGGGCACGGATGTATATCGAGTCCCGCTATTCGCAGAATTCACCCTTTGATGAAGAAAAGTGTGCAGAGCTCGCCCGCAACCTTATTTCGTCACCCGCCGGTTGCCTGCTGGTGGTCGAAAAAGATGGCGCTGTAATCGGCTGGCTGGCCGGTGGTATTGCTGAGCAGTGGTTTAGTCGCCAGTTGATGGCGTTTGAGTATGGGCTGTTTATCGCGCAGGAACATCGTGGCGGCACTGCTGGCCCGCGTCTCGCGAAAGCATTTATCACCTGGGCGGAAGAGCACGGCGCTGCGATCATAAACATGGGTATCACCACGGGCGTGCATGAAGAGCGCACCGGTGATTTGTATTCACGTCTCGGCCTGTCGCGTACCGGTCTGCTTTATTCCAAAGAGGTGTAATGATGTGCACTGGCATAGAAATTGCGGCGATCGGCGCATCTGTTCTTGCTGCTGGCGGTGCTGTTTATAGCGGGCAGCAGCAAAAGAAAATGTCCAACTATCAGGCAGCACAGGCGGAAGCGGATGCAGAAGCCGCGCAGGCAGCAGCACGCGTAGAAGCGGATCGCATCCGTAAGGCGGGCAGGGCTCAGGCTGCGCAGGCAAATGCCGCGCTGGCTGCGTCAGGTGTGGACACTGGAGAAGGTACCGCATTGCGTATCCAGTCCGGCATCGTGGGTGATGCGGAGCAGGATGCGTACCAGACCATTTTGAATGGTGCGAACCAGAGCTCACGGCTCAACGCGCAGGCGTCTGCCGACCGCATTAGCGGCCGTAATGCTTCAACATCTGGCTACATCAGCGCGGGCAGCTCACTACTGAGCGCTGGCGGGACCGCGTATAACGGCTGGAAAAAAGCAGGGAGTAAATAACCGTGAGAATTCCAACGGGTAATTTTGGCAACGTTACGCCGCAGGCTAATCCGACCCGGATCGGGGTAAGTAATGTTGGTCAAATAGGTAATGCTGTAGCTGGGCTGGGAGCTGCTCTGGGTCAGACTGTAGATGATTTGCAGCGTACGCAGGATAAAGCCGATGTGGCCGCTACTCAGGCGATACTTACCGATCTCGATGCGAAATCCAGCGACCGCTGGGAAAATCCTGAATCTGGCGCGCTGGTAACCCGGCAGGGGTTCAAGTCCTCCGGCGTTGGACTCGATATGGATAAACTGGACTCTTCAGACTATGAAGAGGCCCGAAAACGCGTACCACAGAGCCAGCTGCAGTATTTTGACGCACAATGGAAAGCTGGTCAGATTCGACGTGCCAGCACCTACAATAGCTTTGAACGTAGCCAGACCGAACAGGCCCAGCGCCAGCAGTTCGATGCGACGGTGAAATCCTCCGTTGAGCAGGAAGCGGGAGCGTTTGACGATCCGCAGGCCGCTGCGTTGATTCGGGGGGCGCGACAGCACTCCATTTCATTGTATGGCCAGGCACAAGGCTGGTCGCAGGAACAAATTGACCAGGCTGTTTCCGAGGCCAATTTGCGGGCTATGGACCAGCGAGCCCAGAACTATGCGGTAACCAATCCTCAGGGCTGGTTAAATGGCGACTTCCCGGTGAAAGATACCGGTGCGCTGGATATGCGCGCCATCGGGATTGTTGAATCCGGCGGTAAGCATTTTAATGCCGACGGCAGCATTATCACTTCGACCGCCGGCGCGCAGGGAAAATATCAGCTGATGCCGGACACAGGCAAAGAGCTGGCGACTAAGCGCGGTGTTGAATATAACCCGGCAGACGAAGAGCAAAATGCCATGCTGGCGAGCGATTACGCAAATCAGCTGTACGGCAAATATGGCTCTGAAACGCTGGCGGGTGCTGCATATAACTGGGGTATGGGTAACGTTGACAAGCTGATCGCGAAAACCGGAGACCCGCGCAAAGGCGAAATTTCTGAGGCTGATTTTATTCGGCAGCTACCTGCGGAAACCCGCGGGTGGCTGGCCCGGTACCGTAAAAATAAAACCGGTCTCGATCCTGTTTCGGTTAACAAAATCGATAACCTCGCTGAGTCGAAAATCCGTGAGCAGCGTACAGCCCTGCGCGAGCAAATAGACCCCATCCTGAATAATACGATGGTACAGCTGTATAACGGTGAAGTGCCGGACGCTATGCCTGATAAAGCATCCATCATGTTTGCCTATGGCGAACAAGGGGCAAAGGCGGTCAAGCAGCTCGATATCGCGATCAACAACGCTAAAACCTTCCAGGCGATACAGTACGTCTCCCCGGAACAGCAGCAGACAGAAATCGCAAAGCTGAAGCCTCAAGCAAATGACCCTGATTATGCGCTCAAGCTCGATGCGTATGGCAAGCTCGGCGCGCTGGTGCAGAAAAGCAATGAAGCGATACAGGCGCAGCGTGATACCCGGCGTTTTAACGAAGCGCTGTCTATGGGCGAGAAACTCGACCCTACCAATAAATCCATGCAAAAAGCCGCCGACGCCACGCCAACGGCGCAAAACTTCCGGATTAACGACGCCACTACCCACGACGGAATTGTGCAGCAGGTAGCCCAGACCGGGATCATCCCTTCGCAGGTAACCACCCAGTTATCGGCGATTTCCCGCGCGCGCAGTCCTGAGGCGGTCCGTCAGGGGGCTGAGTTATTTAATCGTCTCTATGACACGGATCCCGCCTCTGTTGGCGACATGCCAAAGGATATGCAGGGATTTTATCTCACTGTTAAGCAGCTTACCGATTCTGGCATGGCGTCCGAAACCGCTATCGAGCAGGCGCAGAATCTTACCTACAACCAGACCGATGCGCTCAAAGCGCAACTGGCATCAACCCAGAGCACTAAGGAGTACAAAAAAGACCGCGGCAAAGCGATGGATTCTGCCGTGAGCAGTATGTCAGGCTTCTTTAGCTGGGGTAATCCATCCGCCGACGACCAGACACCGGAAGCCGCACGCTTCCGCAACGATTACCAGTCGCTGTACGACATCAATTACCGCACCACCGGGGGTAATGCGGATGCGGCTAAAAAAATGACCAACCAGCAGATCGCCCGCACATGGAGTATCAGCGAGGTTAACGGCGACGCCAAACTTATGAAATACGCGCCAGAGGCACTCTATAACTACGGTCCGTCAGGCTGGCAGGCGGCACAGTGGAAAGAAGAAAAAGAGAGCCTGATGTATGGCGAGCGCAAGGGTGACATCACCACCAGCCCGACGCAGCTGGGTATTACCTCCGGTAGCGCTGCACCTGTTACCAGCAAAACGCCAGAATCGCGTATTGGTGGAGAGCTGGAGATAACCCCTGATGTGCTGACGGCCCGAAATGGCGATTACGCCATCATGGTGCGTACAAAAGATAAGGATGGTATCGAGGCGGTACAGCCGTTCTACGATTCGTACGGCAGACCGATGCGCTGGAAGCCGTCACTGGAAGAGTGGACGCCATACAAAAAAATGCAGTCAGAGCGTGAAGAACACGATCGTAATGAGCTGCAACGCGGTCAGGATATTCGCGGGTTCAAAGATAAACACCGCGCGCTCGACGAACAATATAAGCGCCTGCACAACGAGCGTATGGACAGAGTTAAAAATTACTTTTCGTGGAGCACTGAATAATGCCGGTATATGCCACTCCTGAAGAACTGAATAACGGATTCACTCCAGCGGGCAATGTCCTGGCGGCACCTTCCGGGTTTGATGTCCCTTTGCCTGAGGGGACCAATCCGGCTCCTCAGCAGGATGAGCCGTCTGTTTGGGGCGCAGCATTTCGCCAGAATAACCTGCTGGGGCAGATGTTCCGCCCGGCTAAGCAGTTTGAGCCAGTAGAGGGTTATAACCCTTATGCGGATAAAACCGAGCTGCACGGGTACGAACAGTGGGGCTCGGCGTTTGCTGATTCCCGATCGCCGGAGGAGACCGCCTGGCTGAAACAACAGATTGACGACGAAAACGAGGACCGCAGGGTACTTTCCGAGGCTGGCGGCGAAGGTGTCCTCGCCAGCATTGCAGCCGGAGTGGTAGACCCTGTCACCGTAGCTTCCATATTTATCCCCGGTGCGCAGGGCGGCGCAGTGGCCCGCATTGCGTCACAGGCAGCAATCGGTGCAGCTGCAACCGCAGCGAGCGAGGTTGCGCTGAATAACCAGCAGATTACCCGTACGTGGGGGGAAAGTGCTTCCCACGTCGCAGCTGGTGCGTTGATGAGTGGTGTATTTGCCGCCGCCGGTGCTGCGCTGTCTCCCTCTGTCCGCACTGCGGCTACGCGTGAAGTGGCTGACGCGCTCGATAATATGAGCATCACGTCAGCGACAGATACGGCTGCAGCCTCTCTCCCGGAAGGGGGCAGCGTCGGCGCGGCACGAATCAGCGAAGCGACGCTCGAGGATCTCACTCCGGCAGCTGGCGGCCCGGTTGGTAAACTGGCACGCAAGGCGGGCAGTTATCTGACGCCGTTCACCCGGCTTATGGAGTCACCGTCCAAAACCTCCCGCCGTACGGCGCTGGAGCTGGCAGAGAATAACTACACTCTGCAGGGTAATGCCCGCGGCATCGAGACACCTGTCGCGGCAGAAACCCGCGTTCGCGGGTGGCGTCGTGAAGAGGCCGCCGTCGTGGTGATGAACAAGCAGGCCTACAGCCAGTATAAAGCCGCTGGCGGTGACCTGAGTTTTTCCCAGTTCCGTGAGGAAGTCGGTAACGCCATGCGCAGTGGCGATGTGCATACTAACCCGGTGGTGCAGGAAGCTGCGCAGGCAATGCGCACTGTGGTTAACCGGGTGAAAGTGGCGCAGCAAAAACTAGGCCTGCTGCCGCCAGATGAGGAGCTTAAAGCCATCGGCCAGGAGAGTTATTTCCCGCGCGTGTATAAAGTCGGCAAAATTGTTAACGAGCGCGATAAATTCCGTGACATGCTGGTCGACTGGTGGTCGCGCGGCGAAAAAAGCATGTCCCGCGAAGAGGCGGAAATTACTGCTGATGCCACGATCAATAAAATCGTCGGTGCAAAAATTCCTCAGGATTTTGCGAACGTCTTTATGGTGAAAGCGGCAGGCAGCACCCGGTCGCGTACGCTCAGCGTTCCCGATCGCCTGATGAAAGATTATCTGGAGAGCGACGCCAATTATGTACTGCAGCGTCATATCCGCGAGGCGTCAGCAGAGGTTGAGCTGACGCGCGCATTCGGTAACAAATCGCTGGAAAAGCAGCTCAAGGATATTCAGGATGAATACGATGCGCTGATGCGCCAGAACCCCAAAGACCAGGCGAAGCTGGCGAAAGCCCGCGATAACGATATTCGTGATATCACTGCGCTGCGCGACCGTCTGGCGGGTACCTACGGCATGCCGGACGATCCATCATCATTTTTCGTACGCGCCGGTGCGTTCCTGCGCAGTGCTAACTTTGTCACCAAGCTGGGTGGCATGACCATTTCCGCTATTCCTGACCTCGCGCGCGGCGTGATGGTTAACGGGTTTGGCAATACCATGCGTGGTTACTCTGCGTTGATAACACGGTCGCCGGCGTTCAAGGCCAGCCGTGCCGAACAGTTAAAGATGGCCGTCGGGCTGGAAACCATCCTGCATACCCGTGCGCGTACGATGGGCGACTTGGTAGACAGTTCCGCCCGCACTACGGCGGTAGAAGCGGGAATGGAGCGCGTCACTGATGCGTTCGGCAAGCTCACGCTGATGGGCCACTTCGACGATATGAACAAATCGGTAAACGGCATGATCACCTCCGACGGCATTCTGTCCGGCGCGTTCGCTGGCCGCCGCCTTGCCAAGCTCGGCATTAACGAGAATATGTCCGCTCGTATTCGCAGCGAATTCGAAAAGCACGGCGAGGTAATCAATGGCTGGCATATCGGCAATTTTGAAAAATGGGACGATCAGCATGTGGCTGGTATCTTCCAGTCGGCGGTGCTCAAAGACGTTAACAATACCGTTATCACACCGGGGATCGGCGATACACCACTATGGGCCAGCACGCCGCTGGGTAAAACTATCTTCCAGTTTAAATCGTTCGCCACCGCGTCATATAACCGCGCAACGTTGGGCGGCCTGCAGGAGGGAACCGGTCAATTTTATTATGGTACCGCTTTTCAGATTGGGCTTGGTGCGCTGACGTACGCGCTTAAGCAGTCTGCAAACGGCAAAGAGGTGGACTGGTCGCCGAATAAGCTGGTACTGGAAGGTGTCGACCGCTCCGGTATCCTCGGCCCGCTGATGGAATATAACAACATGGCAGAAAAAGCCTCCGGCGGTATGGTGGGGCTGGGTGCACTGCTCGGTACCGGAACGCAGTCACGTTATGCCAGCCGTGGTTTTATTGGCTCTGCGCTTGGTCCAACGTTCGGCCTGCTTGACACCATTACTGATGTGACCGCTGGCGTGCTCAACGGTGATGCTGGCGATCGGGTACTGCATAACGTGCGTACGCTGCTGCCGGGTAACAATCTGTTCTGGATTGCCCCGCTGATAAATCAGGTTGATCCCGGTATGCGGTAATCGGTCGGGATTCCGACCTATGGAGTGTCCCATTATAGCCCTGTATTCACTACGGGGCTTTTTTATGCATCAGGACTACAAAACACGCCTTAACGCGCTGAGCGATAAACTCACTGACGTGGTGCTCGAGGAAGCCGATCCGGAAAACTGGCCGGGGGCAGGGAAGAAACCGAGCGAACTGACCAAGAATGAACGCGGCGATCGCTACTGGGATAAGAAGAACGCAGCCGCATCGCTGACGCTGCTGATTAAGGTGCACTCCCTGATTGGCATGCAAACGCGCGGCGGTACGCCATCCGATAATCCAGGACAGGATGATGAAGCCTTTGCGCTGGGCCAGCAGGTTTCAAAAGCTGAGCGAGAGGCGGCCGCCATTATTGAACGCCTGCAGAAAGGGAAAAAATGATTTCGTTCCTCGCCTTCTTTTTAATGTGGGCGGAGCGAATGAACTGGGACGTTCCGGACTGCCACTATCAGGCCTGCCACTGGCTGGAGCATCGCGGAAACCTCGCGGTGCTTCGCTGTTTCCGTGGTTTCGGTAAATCAACGATCCTTGCGGTCTATAATGCCTGGCGATACTACTGCGATCATCAGTACCGCATTCTTCACCAGTCGGAATCAGACGGAACCGCGTATAAAACCAGCCGTGACACTCAGAACGTCCTGCGTAACCACCCGCTGACCAAAGGCATGCTTCCCGACGGGCAGGGAACCGTTGAGCAGTGGTGGGTTAATGGCGCTCTGGATTTACGTAACGGCAGTATGTACGCAAAAGGCATCCTGTCTAACGTAACCTCGGCTCGCGCCAACGAATGCCAGAACGACGACGTGGAGGTACCACGTAACATCCAGACTCCGGAGGCGCGCGAAAAGCTGCGCTATCGCCTGGGAGAGCAAACCCACATCCTGATCCCCGGTGGCCGCAAACTCTACATCGGTACGCCGCACACGCATGACAGCCTTTATGATGAGGTGGAGTCTATGGGGGCCGACTGTCTTACCATCCGGTTATTTGATAAAGAAAAGCGCATTGAAGCGAAAGAGGCCACGCAGCTGCGCTACGCAGTGCCTTTTCGCCCGGATTATGTTTTTGCTGGCATCCACAAGGCGGCGCGGCTGTTGGTCGAAAACGTGGATTATAAGCTGACCGCCGACGGCGTTGAGTTTGCGGCCGCGCCGGACACGGTTATCGATTTTTATGCAGGCTGCGCCTGGCCTGAACGGTTCACCCGCGAAGAAATGGAGAACCGCCGCAAAGAAACCCGCACGATTAACGAGTGGGATAGCCAGTATCAGCTGCACAGTAAACCCGTCGGAGACGTTCGCCTCGACCCTGACCGTATCCGGGAATACAACATTCATCCTCAAATTCGCTATGCGAACCGTACGGCTTCGTTGTGGCTGGGTAACGTGCAAATCGTTGGTGCGGTCGCCTGGTGGGATGTGGCAACCGGTAAAGTTAAGGCTGACGCCTCGGCGTTTTCTCTGATACTTACCGATGCACGCGGCCACCTGTACTGGCATGTCTGCCAGGAGCTTACGGGAGAGCTGGCGGAATTCGACGATAACGACAAAATCACCGGCGGGCAGGTAGCGCAGATTAAAGAGTTAGTGCTCAGATACCAGATCCCGGTTGTTTGTGTAGAGGTAAACGGACCGGGGAGCTTCGCGGGTAAATTGCTGCGTCAGGCGCTTAAGGGTACCGGCTGCGGCGTCAGGGAGGAGTTCAGCGTCACCAATAAACAAAAACGTATCCTTGATGCGTTTGAAGCGCCGCTGTCGTCGCGATTCCTGTGGGCGCATACCGATGTGCTCGACGGCCCTGTGTACGACCAGATGCGTGATTTTAATCCGGCATTGACCAATCAGCCGGACGACTTTATAGACTCTGGCGCAGGTGCAATAAGCCAGACCCCGGTGCGCATCGGGAAAGTAGTCGGGATTCCGACCGGGCATGCGCGAGAAGATTGGCAGTTAAGTGACGGAGATCATCTGGTCGACGTCGATTACTAACCTGCCCGAGGTTCGTGCTATGTCGGTACCTAACCAGACTCCCTACATCATTTATAACGCCAATGGTTTAACTACCGTTTTTCCCTTTGAATTTTATATCATCAATTCCAGCGACCTGCAGGTCACGCTAAACGGAGAGGTATTAACGTCAGGATATTCTGTAGGGGGCGTTGGTAATGTCGGCGGAGGGGACGTTACATTTTCGACGCCTCCGGCTAACGGTACAGTGGTGATGCTGGAACGTGTTGTTCCTACCTACCGCCTTACAGATTACCAGGATAACGGAGATCTTTTAGCCGATACGGTAAATAAAGACTTTGATCGCCTGTGGATGGCGATTCAGAGTTCGTATATTTATCTTGGGTTAGCCCTTCGCCGCCCGCTCTTAGGAGGTCCGTTCAACGCTGAAGGTTATCGAATTGAAAAGCTAGCAGATCCTGTAAATGACCAGGATGCGGCAACAAAAAAATACGTCGAAAGTACCTCTCTTGCCCGGGTGTTGCGCGTTCCTGAGTCAGCGATAGGATTGGTCCCTTCTGCCACTGTACGCAGCAATAAGCTGCTGGCTTTCAACAATAACGGCGACCCCATCGTTGTTTTGCCGGAGTCAGGTTCTGCTGCGGATGTGATGGTCTTACTCGCAAGTGATGATGGTTATAAATATATACCCAGCATCCAAAGGATTCATTCTGATGTCCCCGTGGAAATGTTCAGATTACCGGGGATGACAGACCAGCAGATTGTGCAGGCGGCAAATGATTATGCAGCTTCGGTAGGAAGGGATCTGATCTTTGAGGAAGGCATAACTTACCAGGTTGAATCAGTAACATCTACGTGTAAGTGGATTCGCCCGAACCTGAAAAGGAAGCCTGCAACTACCAGCAATATGGTGGTTATCAGCAATGGCGGTTCCCTAAAGGGGGGCAGTGTCGATGGCAGTGCTGATACCTTATCAACTGCTGCTAATACAATTTACGTAAATTCAACATCCAGATTTGATATTGATGGCACGCGCATAACAAACACCCCAGGCCACTCTATAGTGGTGCAGGACACCCCGGCGACATTCGCGCCAAGCCGGATAAAAACAACTACTATTTTAGGCGGAGCTACATCATCTTCACAGGCGTCAGCCGGTGCTGGCATATACCTTTATAACGCGCTTAACGTTGATATTGTTGACAACGATATCAGCAAGAAAGCAAATGGTATATTAGGGCAGGGAAATAAAAGAAACTCTGCAAAACTGAATATATCAGGGAACAGAACATATCAAAACTATGGAAGCGGAATAGGCCTTGTTCTTATATCAGAGACGGCAGATCAGCAAGCCTACGAAAAAGTTCTCATCACCGAGAATCATATTTTCAGTAACAGCAGTACAGGTCTAGCAGTTCAGTGTGATCTGACTATTGTTGCAAATAACCAGGTACACGGAAACGGCTCAGAAACATACCATCAAGGTATTTTAGTAAACGCTAATGGCGTGAGTGTAAACAGCAATATCATTACTAATAACGCTGGTGTAGGTATTGACTTTGGTGATTGTAGAAAATGTTCAGCGACAGGAAACCACATTGAGGAAAATGGATGGTTAGGTATTGAAGTTAACTCATGCGAGCAAATGACGGTAACCTGCAATATCCTGAACCTGAATCTGAAAGGTAAATCTGATGGTCCTATGCAGGCTGCAATACTAGTTCACAAGGGAAACGGTGGTTATCCATTCCTTGGTGACAGTAAAGACATAACCATAACTGGAAATTCTATTAGAAGTGGTGATGGTCAGAGATATGCAATATTTATCGCGGACGTCAATTGCTACAACATCACTGTTTCTGCAAACGCATGTAAGCTTGCTGGTCTTCTTGATGACATTGTTACTGTATCTGGTGACGTAACAATTTTTGGAAACAACACAAGATGGGACCCATTAGGCAGCGCGAGAGCGTCAGTAAGCTCAGGGGCAATCAGCATACCCAGCGTTGCCGATACAGTTCAGGTAAACGGAACCGGTAGTGTAATAACAATAAACATTCAGAACAGTGGAGCCTATATCAAAGACAGGTATGTCAGAATCCGTTCTGTCAATGGCATGACGCTTGAGAACTCGGGTGGATCAGGTGGTAACCTTTTCCTGGGCGCGTCAATAGTGCTTGCAGCTGGCGATTCAGTACGTCTTTGGTCTGATGGATCTGGGGGATGGAAGAAGGCGTAAAAAAGGGGGCAATCGCCCCCTGACTTATTTAATAATTTTGCATCCGTAGTATTCGGAAACAAGTGGCAAATTATAGTAGTACCATTCATCCCTGTTATTTACGTAACGGTAATCATCAAATCCGTTCACTAAGCCAACCTTTATTCCACTACCACATTCGTTGCTATTAAGTTTAGATTCAATAAGCGACTCTCTGATATGCATCGGCTCATAAAAATCTCGCGTCTTAATGTAAAGTTCTTTGCTTACATAAAGAGAAATGAAGCCTACGACTATAATTGCAAAGTTATATCTCCAATCTTTGTCAATCAATGCTTTTACAGCGGCAACCACAAAGGCGATCATGACGCACCAGGCGAACATAAAAGACCTGGCCTCAGTATATGGTGAGGCAACCATAGACCCCACCACTAATACAGATGAAATTAGTAACAGGTCATGCTCTTTGAAGACAAGTTTTTTATGGTATAGGTAAGCAAGAGCCAGTATTGCCGCAATGAAAACAATTGTAGATGTCTGAGCAAATACAGACACGACATCGATCGCCCGCGCTTGAATGCCATCAAGAAACGGAATATCTTTGTGATACCATTCATGGTACTTAATTCTTCTGAATGTTGTCGATGGCGCTGTAACAAGCAATGCCCACCCGGTCATCACAGACACAGGAACAAGTGCTAGTCGGGTTTTAAGCTGCTTGCTCATGAGCAGTGTCGCAAACAAGAAAAAGATGGTTGCTACTGGAACATTCTCGAATGAGAGACCTGAAAGAAATCCAACTAAACAATACAGCGCAATTTGAATTTTGCTATCTATAAGCATGGCACGCCTGGAATGTGTCATGAATTTACGAATTACAGCAAGAGTCAGAAGCATGGGAACAGTATAGCCAGTGATAACAGTCCTCCACGTAAATAACTCAAATCCCGGCCACAGCAGAAAAACAAAGATAACGCCAACCATTAAAGAGGATGGTTTATTTTCATCATCGAACAGTAAAGTTGAAATCACATAGCAGAGCATAGCTATTGAAATTACTGCCACTAGGAGGAAAGTATAATCAGGCAGGCTTAGTGTGAAAATTGATAGCTGCTCGCCAAGTCTCGCATTCCATGACTCAATCTGATGGACTGATCGTTCTAGGGCCCACGACAAGCGTTCCGAAATACTCTCTGTTGTAAACCGTTTTGTGAGCCCGTAATCCTCACCGTTAAGGGGGGAGTACATAAATGTAAGAACATAGATGCATGCAATAGCAATGGCCTGTATAGAAATCACAGACCTCACAATGGCTTTCATTTTTCTTCGCCCTTCTTCAAAACATAACGCGGTCTGTTTTTGACCTCCGTGTATATCCTTCCGACGTATTCCCCAAGCACTCCAATCCCAATCAACTGAACGCCACCAAGGAACAGGACAGAAACAAGCAGGGAGGGGTAACCACGAACTGGATTACCAAAGGCAAGCGTGTCGATAATCATCCATGCGCCATAGAGGAAAGCCATCCCGGCGACCGCGAGACCGATATAAGTCCACATGCGAAGAGGGAAGGTGGAAAAGCTTGTAATTCCTTCTAAGGCCAAATTCCAGAGCTTCCAGCCATTGAATTTTGTATTACCGGCTACGCGTTCCGCGCGAGCATACTCAACGACATCAGTCCTTCCTCCTACCCAGCTCAATACACCCTTCATGAAGAGGTTCCGCTCTGGCATGAGCTTGATGTTTTCCACCACTTCGCGAGACATCAGACGGAAATCGCCAACGTTCTCCTCAATCTGCGGATTACTGATTTTGTTATGCAGCTTATAGAACCATTCAGCCGTCTTGCGCTTAAGCCTGCCATCTGTAGAGCGGTCTGTGCGCTTAGCCAGAACCATGTCAGCACCGGCCTGCCACTTATTGATAAGATGAGGTATTACCTCGATAGGGTCCTGCAGATCCACATCAATTGGAATAATCGCGCCGCCGGTTGCATGGTCAAGCCCGGCGAACAGTGCAGGCTCTTTACCGAAATTGCGTGTGAAGGATAGCGGCTTAACGAGGGGGTCTGATATAGCAATTGAATTTATTATTGCCTCAGTTGCATCCTTGCTTCCGTCATTGATGAAGACTATTTCTACTTCATATGGTTTAAGGTCTTCAAACTCTCTGACTGTTTTGTAGAAAATAGGTATCGCGTCCTCTTCATTGAAGACGGGAACGACCAGAGAAATCTTCATTTTTCTTCCCTAAAAACAATGTGTTTTGAATAAAAGAAACCGCACACCAAGCTTATCAGTGAGAATTCAACAAGAGTAATGATAGGCGCTATCTGATAATAGTCAGACACTTTTCCTACTAGGACGCTCATTAGACCCATGAAAGCAACAAAAAGGAAATACCCCTTCACCCCAGGCTTTGATTTAAATGTAAAGGCGGCATTTGCGAAGAATGAGAATGTTACTGCTGTAGCGAATGCCAGCAGGTTAGCTGCGGCTTGATTCACAGAGAACATATAGACGCCGACTGAAAAGACGAACCAGTGAATAGCTGTATTGAAAACGCCGACGGTTAAATATTTTGAGAATATCTTAAACATATGAGCTTATTGGTTGTTTTGGAGTTGGTAAAGTTTATCATCTAAGGTCTTTTGACGCGACCATATCTACATGGTCGGGATTCCGACCAACTTCCGGCCTTACCCTCACCACACCAATAGTGGACCCCGCAAGGGTAAGGCATGAGGATGAACCCACAAAATAACTGGTTGTCATGGTTTGGTAATGCCATCACAACGATTGCCGCTTATCTCGGAATTACAACACTGGACCTGACATACCTGATCCTCGCTGTACTGGGATTCTTGCTATCGCTTTTAGGCTGGCTTGATCGCCGGGCGAAGATTAAAGCGGACCGGCATGCTTCCGCAGAGCGTCTTGCATTAGACCGGCAACGCACACGGGCAGTGATTGAGTATCTCAGCCGTTCAGATACCCATAATATCGATCAGGCCGACGAGGTAGTTGCCAGGGTGCAGCGTGTCATGGCGGAGACGGAGATCCAATCGTGAATAACAGAGCGAAATTAAGTGCCGCCGTTTTGGGGCTGGTACTGGCTGGTGCACCTGCATCTGTCATTCTCGACCAGTTCCTGAATGAGAAAGAGGGAAATAGCCTTACTTCGTACAAAGACGGCGGCGGCATCTGGACTATTTGCCGTGGTGCCACAACGCTAGACGGTAAGCCAGTGGTGCAGGGCATGAAGTTGACGCAGGCCAAATGCGATCAGGTAAACGCTATCGAACGCGACAAGGCGCTGGCATGGGTTGACCGCAATATCAAAGTTTCTCTGACCGAACCGCAGAAAGCAGGGATTGCATCTTTCTGCCCGTACAACATCGGCCCCGGTAAATGCTTCCCGTCCACGTTCTATAAGCGTCTCAATGCCGGTGATCGCAAAGGAGCATGTGAGGCGATCCGCTGGTGGATTAAAGACGGCGGCCGCGACTGCCGCCTGACCAAAGGCCAGAAGAATGGCTGCTACGGGCAGGTAGAACGGCGTGACCAGGAAAGCGCGTTAGCGTGCTGGGGGATAGACCAGTGACGATTAAATCTAAGCTGTTAGCGCTGGCCGTTCTGCTGGGGATGTTTGTTGGTGCATATTATGCCGGTTATCTGAAAGGCTGGTATGCGCACGGCGAGCACGTTAACAGCCAGGCAAAAGCGAAGCAGAAGAGAGCAGAGAAAGCCGTGGCGTCTGGCGAGCAGAAAGCGGCAACGGCCAACGCAGAGGGCAGAGTGATTTACCGGACCATTTACCGAGACGTGGTGAAATATGTTAACGACCCGAATCATACTAAGTGCGATTTTGACGATCACGCTGTGCAGCTGCGGCAGCGAGCAATCGATGCGGCCAACAATATCCCTGGATTTGATGAACCCACCATGCAAGGCAAGTGATGCCGGGCGGGATAGCGACGAAGACCTGCAGGCTGATACCCAGACGACAGAATGCGTACGGGAACTACGGACAAATATCTACCGCTGGCAGGCGTGGTACAGGGCTACGGAATAGCCTGTTTTGTTCCTCAATCGGGAGCGAAATGTAAGCGGGTATCAATTCGGGTATCTTTTTGCTATAAGAAAATAAAATACAGTAAATACAGAAAGTTATTTGCTGTGTTTTACTCCTATTATCGGCACCATTTCAAGCATCTCTCAAAGTCAACTCAAGTCCACTAAGACCTATTATAATCGGCACCTTCCAGCTCTCGATTGTATTCTGACGTCTACTGACACACCGCAAAGTTTACATGCATATGGTGTACATTTGGGGGTATATGCTATTCGGTCTTATGGAGATACCCCCCCCGTGAAAGATGGTGCCCGCCAGGTTGATACCGCAAAGCCAAAAGATAAACCTTACAAACTCTCTGATGGCGGTGGTCTTTACCTTCTGGTTAACCCTAATGGAAAACGCTATTGGCGACTTTCTTAAAGGCTTTGCGGGTCAGCCGCGAGCGTTCATCGTCGCGGGAATCAAGAAGACCGGTAATATACAGGGACCTTAGCCTCTGTTATTCATTCTTCGGTGTACCGGGTGACGGCAGGGTAACTCCTGGAATGTACAGATGATATAAACAGATGGAGACGCTTTCGGATCTGACTGAGTTTAGTTCACCGCTCTCCGGCCAGCGTATGACCGCAGGATAGCAGCTCATGTTTTAGCGGAAAACGGAAAAACAGTCACGATGTGTCTGAATGGTCAAAGTTAAATTCCTCCCCCGAAGAAAGGGCTGGAGGAGGATATGACCTGTTAAACACCTCGTCAGGCTTCCCGATTTAGCTTCAGGGAAGATGTGGTGGAGGTAGGTGCTTAATAATGCTTGGGTAGGTGATTAACCTCTTTCAGAATGCCTTTTACCATAACGATATATCCCCCATCCTTTAGATCCGAGAGGATACGCATAATCCCGCTGCGGGACAGGCGGGTTTTGCTGCGGATATAGGTTTCAGCCAGAATGGTTTCGCGAATGTCCACCGGGAGGTTAATCAGCTCGTAAAGCTGATGGCGAACGACATTGTAAGTTGTCGGGGTCACGAGTTTAAACATCTTCTCAAGCACCATACTCTCAATGGCCAGTTGATGCCGGGAAAACAACTCCCACAGGTTCTGTTCGGTGAGCAGGGCAAACAATTTCTCCCGCTCAATAATTGCGATCTCGGAAGGAATAATCGTTTTAATGACGTATGCTGAAAGGGTTTCCGGTGGAAGCGCGATCGCGCCACGCAGGGTGGGGGCATCAAACAAATCGATTAGAATATCATCAGGCTGGCGGTACATAGAGACCGCCCCAGAGCGGATAAAATAGCAATGAAGCTGCTGCTGCGCCGTGATGATATAACGGGTGTTGACTTCGACGCGCTGATAATGCAAAAAAGGCGCAAGCTTTTCCATCAACGCGATCAGATGAGCCGGATTGGTGCGCGTTGATCTAATGTTAATAGTTGCCAT